AGGGCGAATTCCATATGCCGCCTTATGAGCGTCATAGTACTCTTCCCAAGCTTTGGTCTGATCCCACTCGTCAGGAGTAAGGCTGCGCTCACCTTTGGTGTAGTGTTTGCTGTGGCTGATCATATCCGCCTCATCATAGGAACTATACATGCGGAACTCTCCCTCTGGCGCTGCCTCGGCCCAAGCCTTAGACTTCGCGCAGAGTTCGTTGACATGATTGCGAAGTTCTTCTGTGATGTATGATGTAATATTCATAAGTTCTATTGGTTGGTTACAGTATTAATTATACCATATTGGGTGTATTTGTACACTAGTATTATCTAACTGACTGTTAATGACTTGTGCACTTTTTAAAAGTTTCGTTTTAAAAATCACAAAATTAATCACATGTTATGTAATTGTGTTATCCCGAAAACAAAACGTATATCCGTTGTCTGTTCCGCCGAATGCCATTTCCGAGATGTCCCAGTCAAGGCCGTTCTTTTTAACCAGCTCCTTAACCGCTTCAAAGTAAACGGCCTCGTCTCTCAATGCGTAATTATAGGGAACCGTTGCACACATATCGCCAGCGGTTGCTTTGATGCGTGCGCCGCGTGCATTTGTTGCTGCTAGGTATTTTGTTTGTATTGCTTTCATAATATAAATGTGTAGTAAGTGTCTTTTTCATAGTTCTGTCAGCAAATAACGGCTGCTGGCATAGCGTTGGGCAATATCCTCAATAACCTTACCTTCGCAAGATTGACTGCGAGGTGTGCCGTCTTTTTCGATCGTGTCGAAGTCGATTTCAATTTGGTCGCCGCTTAGTTTTTTCATAAGTTCTATTGGTTGGTTACAGTATCATTATATCTGTGTTCCTATTGTAAAGTTATAAGAGAGAATGTAAACAATTAAGATACAAGAGTTAAGAACGAGGGTGATACTGACCACCGCATCGATGTCTTATTATCGCGAACTTTAACAGTCTTACGATTGATCTTCTCGACCGTTGCGTTGATCACTGAGCCTCTACCAGTGAATGATACGATATCTCCAATAGAGAACTTAGCTGCATTTTCTGCAATAATCTTGCGACTACGTGTATTGTGCAAGTTGACAGCGTGATCAAGATCCTCTCGATCCATTTTAGCAAAGAGAGAGGAAAGAGATTTCATTTCGTTTTGTGTTAGATTAGCCATAGTTTTTTTAATATTGTTCTTATTGGTTGGTTACAGTATTAATTATACCATAACAGCGCATAAAAGTACACCGACGTATGCACTTGAATATCAGTCACTTAGACACATTGACGTATAGAACGTGAAAAAATCACAAAATTAGTCACACATTGGATGATCTACAGGCAACCAGACGTATGATGATACGACATATTTAGGTCCAGAGATCGGCGTAGCACCTTTGTGGGGGTACTGCCATGTTGGTGGGAAGCATACCACAGATCCAGCTTCGGGCTTTATGGCCACTTCGTCACCGATATCGAAGATCGTTTCTCCTCCTTCAGCAACATCATTCAGATACCAAAACATGACCACTGCTCTCTTTGAAGAGGATTGATCAGCAGCATCAATATGCCAATCAAAGATTCCCTGATTAGGTTCGTATCTCTTGATTCGTGGAGCTTCGTAATCCTTCATTGGCTCATAGCACACTAGCTTATCGCGAAGCGCGTTATGTGTCTTATCCATATAGAAGTTATTCACTGCTCTCATCAACTCGCCCATCGGTTCACGAAACTCAGCAAAAGCCGCATGATCAAGCATATTGATCTCAGCAAAGTCAAAGATCTTACTCTCACGTTTTACATAATTAGGATCAGAATGGCTAACAGAGTCATATGTCTCGATTAGCTTCTCACACATATCTAAAGGCATCGCATCCTTTAAATGTAAAATATACTCAGCTAGGGTTTTGCGCATGATATGAAGTGATTTTCTTTACCATCGGTTCGAGCCAATCATCAGTTCTTTCTTTAAAGACGATAGGTGTATTAGATCCATCGACAGCCATAATGATCACTAATTGTTCAATAGGCGTGCCAGTTCTTTCTTCGAACATACACGAATATGCACATGCTTGAATGAAATAGTCTTCAATCTCATCACGAGATTTAATTCTCTTCGATGTCTTAAAGTCTACAATAGACAGTTCATCATCAAAGTTACCAATCAAGTCAACTCGACCAGCGGCCTTTAATTGATCTGAATAGAGAGGACATTCTTGAAGAACAACAGAATCCAACCTTTCATCGATAACACCTTTCACTGCACGTGCCAACTGTACGATATGTGGAAGATTCTCTCCTTTCATGAAGTCTTCTTCGTTATTAATATATCTTTCAGCAATAGAGTGAACAGCATTCCCCCGGCCGCATGCGTGACGCGAAACACGATTTGCTTCTTCATCTCCAACCCTCTTACGCCATTCCATAATAGATGCCTTCGTAAAGTATCCAAGAATAGATGTAATAGATGGATATGTCTTTCCAATAGGAGTGACATACTTACGTTTAGAGTCTATTGTCTCTGTGCTTAAGTCATCGTATCCTAATTCAATAGGACAATGCTTAAATGTCTTTGTTCGACTAAGCGTCTGAGGTTTCATAGAATGCAAATGTGAGTTGTGTATAGAGCGTAGGGAATAGTTCTAATTGGTTATTCATAATCTTCAAGTGTGCTAGGTGATTCGTAATAGTCGATGTTGTCAAAGTAATCTTCTCTCTCATATTGATTTGCGAAAGACTTCTTCCTACGATTTAATTTTTCTCGGCGTTTCTTTTTTCGTTCGAAAGAATCAAGTTCGCCATATACATTAGCTGTCTTATTCCTTACAGACTTTTTATTCCTTTTCATTTTAGTAGTGGTCAATTTTAGCGTCTTTACCAGATGCTTTATTAATTCCAGTGAGGACATCATTCCAACCTGATCCAGCTTTTCTAATAGCTGAAACAGATCCTTCGAAGGATAACGCTGGTGCACACACTCCACGTTTCACCTTTCCGTCCTTATTGCATGGGCATGATTTGCCGCATGGCTTATCTCGATCTGCGATGGCATGAGATTCTTCCCATACCTTATCACATTTATCACAATAGTAATCGTATGTCATAATATTTTAAACCAATGCGGTATTGGTCGTTTGGTCCACTTCATTGCGAACCGTTTTTGTTTTGTTTGATAGAATTTTTGATATGAACCAATGCAATCGTCATGATCGATACAATCTGGTTCTGCGCCCATAGCAAGTGCAAATGGTGTCATGAACGACTTAGAGATGTTTTTTGGTGGATCTTTAAGGATATCAAGCAATACCTTTTCTGTTAGGTGCTGCTTACCGTACCGATATGTATATTCCTTGCATAAGCACTTAAATAGATCGTAGTGCCATTTGTAATTCATGTGGGATTGTGTAGTCCAAACCGTGCATGGATGTCCTACATGTACTGCTTTGTAAAGAACATTTTCGCGATTATCATCCAGCGCCCAATACTTTGCCATCGTCTTGCCTGATTTAGAAGGCCTGCGATCCATAGTACCATCGAGGATGCGATGAGCCGTAGATAGCATTTGGCCTGATTCGACGACCATTTTACTGATATGTTTGTCACAGTGCCATTTGGCTGCGACTTCGGGAATTGGTGATAATGCGAATATATTCATAATTAAGATATAATTATACCATTATATAGTAAGAATGTAAACCCTTATTTTATTAGAGCAGGGAACGTCTTTTCAACGAGGTTCTCTGTGATTTTACTATATAGCTTACTTAGTGCCTTATCCTTCGCTGCAATGATGACTTCGGCATCTTTTGGATGAACTGACTCAAGAATGCCAATGAAGATCTTTTCCTTCTTCATATTAGGAGTCTTGTTACCCTTTACACAGTTACCTAATCCTCGAATAATGTTCTTTAGTCGAGCAAGTTCAAGTCCAGTTGGAGCATCGTTAGGTTTATATGGCGGTGGACCAGATGGGAAATCCAATTCGATAGACTTACTATAAGCAAGCTGCAAAATGGTTCTAAGCACAAATGAATCATTCTTCTTAAAGATTTCGATCCGATCTGCGCGGGTTTTAGCTTCTTGAGTTTCTTCAAGGAGCTCGTGTAGTAGTTTTTCTTTATTTTTTTTCATATGGAAAAAAGTCTGAAGCTGAGGATACTAAGTTGTTTAAACGATTAACAACTAAATAATTTAGTACCTTCATTTTCGGAGCTATTTTTGTATTGTTATATTGTTCGAGTATTTCTTGTTGTATATTCGTAGGAATAAAATCTAGATCAATGACTTTTTGGTTTCGTTGATAGTTGCGGTATGCATCTTCAGGCATTACTTCAGATAGTCTATCATAGTTATCCAACCAAACTTGCATTTTCTTCTTTGTCAGAGGAGTTTGGCGAGCATCTTCTTTAACAAATACATCATCTCTGCTAAGGACATTGGGCACCCCATCGCTTGAATCTCCGCGGAATATATGCTCACGAATGTAACCAATTGGATCTTTTTCAGTAATAAGCCTTTTCTTCATAGGAGAAAATTGCTTTACATTCTTATATTTGTGGAGTTGAATGAAGTCCTTATCAGCAGAAACAATCATTACTTTCTCGTGCTTACCAAACTCCTGTGTTTCCTTTGTTAAGCATGCAATAATATCATCTGCTTCAACATTTTCAACATGAATAGGCAACCAAGGTAGGTTAGCCGCGATCTCTTCTCTAATCTTAGTAAGAGTGTTAAAGAATGCATTCCAATCCATATCGGAACTATCTCTAGACTTTTTACGGTTTGCCTTGTATTCTGGAAACACGTCTTTACGCCATGATCCACCATCACATGCTATAACCATTTGGCCATATTCTTCTCTAAACATCATATTATACATACGAATGTTATTAAGAACTACGTGCCTTAGCATGTCTTCTGTTGGGGTTTCTTGCCCTTTCGATTGTGAAAAGAATGCTGCAACAGCAATCCCGGAATAGTCAATGAGTATCATAATATATTTTCTTTATTGTTTAATCTAAGATAGATTATACACTATTTTAGCGCTAATGTAAAGCTTTATTTTACTTCCACAGAGGCTTAAGGTGTGCTCTGTGGATTTTTCCGCCGACAAACGCATTGTGATATTCATTAGGCTTTAAAAGCACATCCCGAATCACCTGTTCTTTCATTTCGATATAATTTAGTTCACCCTTACTCTTACATAGATGCAATATCTCTCTTTCGAAGTGATCTAAACCGTTCTCTTCGACAATGAGCTTGACTGCTTCGCTTGATCCGCAGTATTTTTTCCAGTCAGATTCCTTTAATGATCTTCTCTTGCGCTTCTTTCCCTTCAATGGTGGTTTAGTTACTTTCGAGAAGAATCCTTTCTTTCCGATATACTTCATACCAGTCTCCTTATCGGTGACCATATAGACGAATCCGATATAGTCCTCTATCATTTCAGTAGTAAACTCCTCACCATTATAACTCCACATAGAGTTATTTATACCTTAATCCCAACTCAGAGATTCTTCATCCTCATACGAAACCTCAAGCCTCTTAGTCTCTTCAATACTACTTGTCTGTTCAGCAATATTAGCATTTGTAGAATTGATTTTCCAGTCTACTGCTGATTGACCAATAGCATACAGAGAGATAAGCCCATTAACAGACGCTAATGATACTGTCATTAGATTCACAATGGCTGTGGCTGACTCTGGATTGCCTGCAATGAGAAACAGTGAGAGCGCAGCGAAGAGTGCGTTGAATGAAATTCCAGCGATGAGAGCTATAAATTTCTTTGATTTAAATGGTAGTTTATTCATATTCTGCTTCTAATGTATTAAATGGAGTAGGTCTATAATTTGATTCACCTTCTTCGTTGAATTCAGGTGTTGCACAACCTGAGAATACGAGTGCTGATAATATTAAAATGTAACGTACCAGCATGAGTCTATCTCCTTCTTTGTTAATTTTAGTTGTTCACCATTTTGAGGTTCAATGTATACCAGTTTACCGTTTGTATAAACAACGTTGATTGCATGACCAGCCGTCTTTTTTCCACCGATTAGATAGAACATAACTCCAACTGCAATGCCTTCGTATGTTTTCATGCTTGCCCTTGCTCGGGCTTCCATTGTTTTAGCATGAGATATATTAGCACATACAAAATATGCAAAGGCTTTATTATCGCAGTCTGTATATGTTTTCCACTTCTTAACCCCATTCGATTGCATCCACCAATTGAAATTATGATAGAACTTACCCGTTATCCACTTTTCACTGGGCGATGCATATTCACTATCTGTTATAGAGATGTTAGCATTCCCAAAAACTGCACGAGCTTTGTAATAAAGTGATGTACCTTTTAATGTTTTCATATATCTATTTATTCAAACTCGTCGGTCTCGATCGGATCGAACTCTCCGAAGTTTTCTTCACCACAGAATGGGCAATATGTTGGCATTAGGTCTTCATCAACATCTTGTTCAAGCCATTGAACAGTATATTGAGAGGCGCAGGCGTTACAGTATTGTGTTTCTTTAATCATTATCCTTCGCACGAAGCGCAGTTAAGTAGATTACGAGACAATTCCTGTGAAGGATTAGTGCCACGATGGTAGTAAAGTGTTTTTACCCCTTGTTCCCAAGCAAAGATAATCAGTTGATTTACTTCTTTTACTGGAGTTTTAGGATGAATCATTAGATTGATACTCTGTGCTTGATCAATATTGGTTTGACGGATAGCAGTCTGAATAATAACCTCCTTCTGAGAGATCTCGCCGAACGTCTTAAACACGTCTTTCTCATGATCAGATAAGAAGTCGAGGTGCTGAACTGAACCTCCGTGCACTAGAATAGATTTCCATG